TCACAAACTACGGTCTCCTACGACCTGATTTTGTTCGTAATCGATTCGAACTCGAACAACTTCAGAAGGAGATGGTAGGTGAGTATTCTGAGGATCACCGAAGGACGTATCAGTTGATCCAACGGGAAATACTCGGTACCAGCGCTCAACCCGAGGCAATGAACAGGTTATTCACTGACCTGAATCGCGATCACATGGACTCGTTCGATGCTGGCCTCAAGGCCAAGCTGAACCCGTTCGTTGACATCGAACTTGGGGGCCTCGGCCTGTCAAAGGTCGGCCTTTCCCCACAGTTCCTCAACGATCATCCTGTGACCGCCTTCCAGCGAATTCTCGCTGGACGCATTCGCCTCCTCCAGAGCGACGGGGAACCTCTCCCCCGCCACCTGCGCTTCCATCCAACCTCGCCCTCCCACGACCTGAAGACCCAGATCATCAGCTCTATCCGAGAAACTGAGAAGTTTCACGAACTGAGCCTACGATCGGGTTTCACGTCCCATGGGTACCTCTTCAAACCTGTCCTCGCCTCTGAGCAGCCTTGCTGCCTCGTTGAGCTTGAGGACACCTTGTCCGAAAAGGTACACTGCTACATCAAGTACCCCACACTCGAGGGGCGCGCTCGCGCCCTCATGAGTGCTGGTCCAACTGATGAATGGCTCACCCTCCCACCTGAAGCTAACGGTCGACTCAACCAGTCCAACCGAAAGAAGCAGGTCCAGGAAATCCTGGAGTGGGCCACCGCAGTGAAGAGAAGCCTCTCAAAGGCTTGGATCGAGTGCCAGGGTGGCGATCCCACCGAATCCCGCACACGCCGCGTGACTGTTTCACTACAGCATGCTGTGGTCATCGTGGATCCCGGCCCAGACCCGGACGGCCTGCCCGTCCCTCACCACCTCTGGCCCACCTCTACGTCCTTCATCCCCTCCGACCTGGACCGCCGCGGTCCACGTCCGCCTCCACAAGAGGCCCCGTAGTCATTGACTGCGATGTAAACATACACAATACGGCATATGACTCCGCC